GTGCCCGTGCCGGTCGTAGCAACATCAAACTGATTGTCTGCGGCGTAGCGGTTCTGGCTGTCAAACAGCGTGTAGGGCTGACTGACCCGCAGTCGCCCAAAGGCATCAGTATTAGTGCCGCCAATAGAGATTGGGATGGGAGATGTCGTTGCCACGATCTGCCTCAGTAGTGCGTCCAAACGGTTGAAGTACAGACGCAAGACATTGTTGAACTGCTCCTGATAACGCGAGTCGTACTGACCCGGCGCAAGAGGCAGGTTAGGTGGCGGGATGACGACTGCATCTTCGATCAGCAAACTCATCTGCGACCATCCATGCGAACGTCAATACGCGGGTGCCCCAACTGCCACGTAACCCCCAGCCCAGTAGACGCCATCTTCATGATCATCTGCCGCCCACGCACCCGGATGTAAACGATGTTGGTGAACTGCTCGATTGGCACCGTGGCTGTGCGCGTGACTGATGCGCTGCTTGATCCGCCCTCAGACTGCGGATCGTTAAAGCCCGAACCTGATCCTTTCATCGGGATCAAGGTCATAACGGCAGACGGATTCTGCGCAGTCGATCCAGTGAACGTCACGTCAGGCAGCATACGCCACACAAAGCCAAAGTTCTGGCCATCTTCGATATCAAATTCAGAGGATTCGATGTAGGCTTCGATAGCAATCGGGGTACCAGTCGTGTTGTCGTCGACCCCGTTCTCGTGCTGAACAAGATTATTTGAGTACGTTGCAGCAATTGGGTAGTCCTGTAACCCCGAATCTAACCACGCAGTGCGCGCCAATGCGCCGTAGTACCAGATCTTTTCGAGGTAGTTGAACACTACGTAGCGATCTACCGTGGTGGAGTTGGCAGAGCAGTAGAACCACCAGACTTCGTTGAAGCCTTCGTTTGTTCCAGCAAACACTTGTTGCGCTTGCGTCTGGTTAAAGTCTTGGAACACGTAACGACGCAGGTCGCAAGGAAGCGTTTGCACGCGGCCATCGTAGGCGTAGAACTTGTCCACACCCATCCAGTACACCACGCCCGAGCCTACAGCCACGGCGTTCTGCCCTACGATAGATAGGTTGTCGCCCAGAAGCTGCGCTCCCCACACAAGCTCAGACCCGTTGTACTGAAGCGAGTAAAGAGCGGAGTCGGTAAACACCACCAACTCCTGCCGCGTCTGAATGGCGGAAACAAGCTCCGATCCATGAGACAAGCGCAGGCTACCCGCTTGGTTTGTGGCCGCAGGGGTCCAATTCACGGCGCTTTCCTGCGCAGACCAGCGGATGAGCATCGGATCTTGCACGACGCTACCGTAGTCATTACAGCCAAATGCGAACACAAACCGGTTGATATCGGACACAAAGATGAAGTTCTGCACCGTAGGCACACCGGATGCGCCAGCCAGCGTAGACAACTCGACGGCGCGGGTGCCTACACCAGACGTAGCATCCCAGTAGTACATAGCCCCACCGCGAGGGCCAAAGATCAAGTCTTCGCCAAAGTTAGCTTGGCTCCACAACCGCAGCGTGCTGTTGCTTGTACCGCCTGTACCCCACGTACCTGCACCCCACGTACCTGCACCCCATCCGACAAGGGGGGCTACAAACGCAGGGCCTGTGTTGATCTGGTATGCAGCAGATACAGCCGAGCCGCCTGTAGCCCCTGCCGCCACAACCGAAGGCGTGGTGATTGTGTAGGAGTTGGCGTTGACAACCGTGATCTGAAACTGCGCGTTAAGCACGGATGCGTAGGTGCCCGTAACCCCACTGAAGGTTACAAAGTCACCCGTAATAGCTCCATGAGCAGTGTCCGCTACAGTAACTGTAGTGGTGCCGTCGCCGGTAAATGGGTCCGTGCCCAGTGTTTCCGTGTCGCGGATCGGCGTAATGTCGTAGTACGTGCCGCCACGTTCGATGTAGAACTTGAGGTTGGTACCAACACCAAGCAGATTAAGACCGCCGAGCGTGACCCAATTCCATAAGGAACGGCACACACCGAGGAACGTATTGGCGGAAATGCGCTGCCAGCCGCCGATCTTTTCAGGCGTGCCTTGACGAAAGCGCACCTTGTCGCACTCGTACCAACCGTTCTCTTCGTTGGCGTAGCGGGTGTTCTCTCTGTTTACGCCGGGTTTGAGCGTGAGTTTCTTCAGCGGCATGGTTATCTCAGTAGCGCCGCTTCGGCTTCGCGTCTAAGGGTTAACCCCCTCAGTACGCGCCCTGCGGCCTTGTTCCACTTGACGATTTCCTCGCACGCACCCGCCCAATCCTGAGCGTCTACCCGCTTCTTCAGCGTGGAAATGCGGTAGTTACCTAGTCCGCAGTTATACGCGAAACTGATGATCGCGGCAAGGCGTCTGGCAGGTTGTTTTATCAGTATTGGCGATAACTTGATGACGCCAACGCAAAAGTGCAGCAGGTGGCTATCTAGAGAAGCTTCGGCTTGTTGCAGCGTCCAAACGGTATCCGGCGTCACCTCCGGGCCGGTGCTGCCATAGCCAATCGTCCAAGGGTGCCCGCCCGTACCCGGATCGGGATAGGCTTTGCAGTCACCGTTCGGCAGGCGCTTGGCGTAACCCTCAAAGGGCTTGCACAGCGTCTCCCGTGCGATACGGATGGCTTCCGTGGTCACTTCTGGTACTTCTCAATGCTTCTTCCAACGAACCAGAACGTCAAGCACATGTTGAGCATGGCGAAATCGTCTGCATCCCACACACGGGTCATCACCTCAGACCAATGCCCGCCAGTCTGGAACGCCATGTAGATTGCCGCAGCCTTGACCGTTGCGTACATAAAGAACAGCGCCCAAGTAATGCCGGGGCGGACAAGAGCAGAGACTGCCGCCACAAACCATCCGGCTTCCTTGGCGGTCTGGGCCTGCTCCTTAAATGCTTCCTTGATGGCGTCGAGTTGGTTGGCGCTGTAGTCAACATACTTCTCTTCCATCTTGAACTGGCCACGCATCTTCTCCAGATCGGTCTGGAGCGTGAACATCGACAGTTCGTGTTTGCGCTCGTTGCCTTTGTCCAAAAACTTCAGGACTTCAGGTGCAAGCCGGAACAAACCACCGAAGAGACTGCCCAGTAGGCCACCACTCAAGATTTCAAACATGCTTACTCCCTTGACGCCGTTACGGTGTCGTCACCTTTGCTGACCGTTACCTTGTCGCCCTGCACCGTCACCTTCATGGGCTGCTCAGGCTTGTCCAGCCGGTCTAGCTTGTCGATAAGGGTCTGGATGACCTTGAACTCTGGCTTCTCCTGCTTTTCAGCAGTACCGGCAATGCCGTTCATCATGTTGATGAGAGCTACGAGTGCACCCCCGATCATCGTCATCACGGCGGTAATGGCAGAGTCGGAGAGAAAGTAGGAGGAGCCCACCCCAATCAGCACGATCAGGGTGATGTAGAAGAGGCCAAATCTGCCGATGGATTTACCGGCAACTTCTTTGGCTGTCTCGGCGGACTTAGTTTCTTCCATAAAGCCTCCTTAATACCCAAACAGCCTTCCGGCCACCAACGAGTTAGACCCACGATCCAACATAGATATTGCATCAGAGAAGGAAGTGGTGCTCTGGCTATAAATTTTGTAGCCAACCCAGAAAGTGTTATCAGGCCCAGCTACATAAGTAGCCCCAGAGAACGTAATGTCGGTACCGGTGCTAACGCCGGACGAGCCGTAGAACATCGCAACAACAATTGGCACACCGTCCGCATACCCATCCATTGAGGTGTCGGACATAGTGACAGTACTGGGGGTAGACGTAGTGTTTATGCCCCCAGAGTTGCTAGCTGTGGTGGTAACTACATATCCTCTGCTACCCCTGAACAAGAGAATGATCTTTTTGTTGGTGGCTCCATTCATGCCAGTAATAGTTGTGCCCGCATCTGCCGGGTCAGTTATTACCTTGTACGAAAATATCACACGGCTAAACGAAGTACCACTGTTACTAAAAAGAGACGTGAACCCAGACGGAATAACCGCAGAGGGCGTGACTGATGTACCTAGCGCTTGATCAATCAACAGCACCATGTCACCAGTCGTCGCTCCAGCAGGTATGGCTATCGTGGAAGAGTTGCTTGCGCCAGTGTCAACACACGCAACTGTGTTGGTAGCTACATTGGTAGAAGGGAAAGAAGGAGAATCCCCCCACAGGACACGCAAAGCTCCTCGTTCGCCAGAAGTCCCCGTACCACCTGAGCCAAGATCGCCTACCCCTCCAGAACCAGCGCTGCCGGGGCCTTGTGTATCGCCAGCCCTAAAGCTAGTCGCGCCACCTAGAGAGGAGCCCATCTTCCCAAAAATGGAACCAGAAGTGCCCGCCGCACCGTTAGCTCCCTCACCATAAAACAACGTGCCGCCGCTTTGCGAAGTGGCTGTAGAAGTACGATACGCCCCGCCACCACCGCCACCAGAGCCGTCAGTAGCCGCTACGTTGCCGTTATTGTTGTACCCGTTTCCGCCAACACCGGAATATCCAGCAGCACCGCCAGCACCGCCACCGTACCCAAGAGTAGTACTAGGTGCGCCACCGTTACCCCCAGCATATTTAATATCGCCGACAGAAGCGGCGGCGCTACCGCCACTGCCGCCCGAGGTAGTACTGATGCCACCCCCGCTTCCGCCTTTTGCCAGCAGCAGATCAGTAGAGCTACGGCGCAAATATGAATCGCCACCAGCAGTGCCACCAGTCCGAGTACCCGGACTAGCAGCGCCACCCGCGCCACCAGCACCAACTACAACGCTCAGCGTCTCACCGGGAGTAACCGCCAGACTGTTTATGTAAGCAAGTGCGCCGCCGCCACCACCAGCGCCTCCATCACCGCCGGAAGACGGGTTGCCACTACAACCACCGCCGCCACCACCAACTGCTACCGCACTTACGGCGTAAACCCCAGAGGGGACAACAAACGAGTAGGAACCGTCATCCCAAAAAGTAATACCGCCTACGGTGGTAGTAGGAGGGGCAGAGGATATAGCGTTGATAGCGCCCTTACCAGCAGCGAACATGACTACTCCTTACGGCGTGTAGTTCTGGCCAACAGTGGTGCCGTACCAGTTGGTGCCGTCGGCGAAGAAACTAAAGATGTCCATACGCGAGGCGGTGGATGTCACCGTGGGGGCGGTGCCACCGGGCCACTTAACTGCGTTGAACGAACACGTAAAACTACCCGCTCCGGTCTTTAGCTGCACCAAGAAGCTCTTCCCAGCCGTGGCAGTCGGCAGCGTTATCGTCGCATTGCCCGTAAGCGTAAGCACCTGAATGGTGCCGTTAGCCAGATCAAGAGTAAGCGCGGTGCCGGTGTTGGCGGTGAAAGTTGTCTCGGTGTAGTTGGTGATTGTGGGGTTGGTCAGCGTCTTGTTAGTCAACGTCTCCGACCCAGTCGGCGTGACGTAATCTGTACCCGCTACCGCCGCAGTAAAACCCGAACCCGTACCCTTGAGCACACCGCTGAGCGATGTAGTGACAGCAATCGTGCCTGACGTGGTGACTGGAGAGCTACCAACGCTGAAGCCGCTCGGCATGGTCAAGCCGACAGAGGTAACCGTACCGCCACCACCGCCACCAGCGGCTGCAATCGTGATAGAGCCGGGACCGTTCGTGATGGTGATGTTAGACCCAGCCGTCAGCGTGGCTTTGGCGAGCGTGTTGCCTGTGCTATTACCAATCAACAACTGACCATCCGTGTAGGAGGTTTGGCCCGTACCGCCACTGCCAACTGCCAACGTACCGGCAACAGTGACTGCACCAGAAGTCGCTGAGTTAGGAGTCAGACCAGTCGAGCCGAAGCTAATCGTAGAGACGTTGCTACCGCTAGTACCAGAAGCAACAAGTACAAAGTCGGTGCCAGTCCACGCAACCAGCGCACGAACGCCCGTTGACAGCGTGACGCCAGTAGTAGCAGATCCTTTGACGACCACGCTCGCATTTGACTGGTTGTCTACGATGTAGGCTTTGCTGCTACTAGGGGCAATGATGTTGCGAGTCACGCCGGGTGACCCAGTAGGTACAAGGA